ATAGCGGTCACGGATCTGCAGCAGGCACAGGCGAAGTATCACTAACACGAAGCAGAGGTACTTTGATATCTCCTTCCGCTGTTCAAAACAACGACGAATTAGGACATTTTGTCTTTACCGGTCACGACGGATCTAACTTTTCAACATCTAGTAGAATTATATGTTATGTAGACGGTGCAGTAAGCGCAGCTACCATACCATCTAGAATTGCATTCAGTGTTACTAACAGCACAGGAACACAAGCTACTAAATTAACTATCAAGAGTTCAGCAGTAGAATTTGCAGTACCTCCTAAACTTCCAGTAGTTGCAGATGACACAGCTCGTACAGCGTTAGTAGCATCTCCGTCTGCAGGAATGTTAATCTTTATGCAGAGCGGAACAACTCCGGCAGCTACAAATGTAGTTCAGGTGTATGACGGCAGTAACTGGGTTAACTTACATTAAACACTGACATATCTTTAATAAAATAAGGCATGGTTTGTAATAGATCATGCCTTTCTTTACTTTTAGGTATGCATAGACCGCAGCCACAAAGATCGTTAGGACATTGTATTATAGGCATCTGTTTGCTTACTAATCTGTCTCGAAGATCTGTTATCACAGACTCCCATTCTGAAGTTTTTCCTATAGAACCTCTGGTACTGTCTAGTTTGGCCTGACAGGTTTGATGATGATATATCAATTCATTCTGTTGATCGATATGTAAAAAATACCAATTCACTGCACAACTCCATCCTTTGAAGTTTCTGTAATTAACTGATTTAGTTATTTCTTCCGTGTCACCATTACAAATCTTGAAGCTTCTTCCACCGCAACACGGTCTGTGCAACGGCCCGACGTCGATATTCCAAAAATCTTTGAGCCAATCTTTTTGTTCTTGAGTATATAGATGTCCTTGACTGAACGGACTGGTGGGATTTTCTCCTATTAATCTAGGAATGAAATTAACATCATTTTCTTTTAACCAATCACATAGATCTTTACACTCATCAAAAAAATTAAAATGAAACATAACATTGACTTTCATTTTAATTCCACTGTTTTTAAATTGTATAATCCGTTCTTTTACCTGTTTTTTGAGTTTAGAATCCGCTTCAGCATGATAACTTATTGTTACGTGATCGTAGTTCTTAATTATTCCATCTGCTATCTTAGAAGACATTGCACCGTTGGTCGTAACATCTAACCAAAGATCGATATCCTTATCAAGTTTTTCTATTTTTTTAAAATTAATATATTCTGAAAATTCTAAAAAGTGTGGGTTTACAGTCGGCTCGCCTCCTGTAAAACTTAAATGATATTGTTTATTGACTTTGTACTGAGATAGAAGATTGATATATTCAAAAACAAAATCTGCATTACTTTTCAAACTATCTAAACTTGCATGAGGACTAAAATTGTCGTGCCGGTGACTAGGGCAATAACTACAATCATAATTACACCTGCGCCCCATATCCCAGGTTATTACAAATGAATCTTGGTTGACGGGTTTTATTGAAAAGAATTTAGTCATTGTTTACTCTAAGTATAAATTGATCTTTTGGTTTTGAAAATCCAGTCTTTCCACACACCCGAGCACAGGTGTATAATTTTTTCGAAGACCAATATTCTTCCCAGATACGTTGCCATCTATCATCGTTTATAATTTCTTTTATAGAATATTTTAAAGCTGACAATCTTTCTATACCACCCAATGCATTTGTTAAATCGTAGTATTGTTCTAAAGTTTTATCATAAAAATTATTAACATAAGTCTGTACAATATCTAAATGGGTATTCTTTGGTGAATAATTATAGGGTGCCGAAGCTAGAAAACAGCAAGGAAATACGTTCTTATGAGCATCGATGTAGATTTCTTTTGCATCTAAAACATAACAATTTATTTCGCTTTGCTTTAAAATTTTTTCGTAATTAATTATACTATCTGCATTTATTAAAGAAACTTTATTATCAGTTGGAGGTTCGAGATAATAAATGGTATCTCCTTTTTCATCGACTACATTAAATCGATCGCTGCCGACGAATCTGGTTGTATTTTTTACTGTGAATCTTTTGAATCCTATTTTTTTACTGCGCAGTTCTGCTTCCGATGCTTGATGTTCATTGTGTTTAAATTTAATAAATGCCCAGTCGGCGATTCCGCCTTCCTCAATGAATGCTCTAGCATTGTTTATAACGTTCTCGTAGGTTGTTCCTATTCTATATATGTGATGAGTATCTTCTAACCCGTCAATGGCAAAGACAACTGTATGATTTATAGGTAGGCAATGAAACAATTCCTTCCACCAAGAAGTTGTTCTAGCCCCACCATTTGTATGAATTCTTACTTCAATGTTCGGCGCATTATCTTTAATAAATGAACACATACGAAGCAGATCATTGTTCATTATAGGATCACCAAAATTACCACAAAAATACACTAATCGTATCTGTGATAATGTTTCTGAATCAAATATTTTTTCAAAATCGTCAAACGTCCAATCGGCAATTTTTAAATTTTCATTGGTCATGCCTCCGTGATACTTGCGAGGACACATTGGACAAGATGCCTGACATCTATTACTGATTTCTAAATGCACTGTGTTGAGTTCTTTAAATTGAAACATAGCCTATGATCATGAATCTTTTATATAGCGGAAGATCTAATTCTCCAGAATATAATATATAATTTAAACCGCTTTGTTGTTTAAATTCTTCAAGGTTATTAGATATTCTTACGTGTTCAGCAATATTGTAATTATTACTTTGTAACACTATCAATGAACTATCAGGAATGTTCGCCAACCATAAATCGTGTTGCTCTTGGGTGATATGTTCACAACTCGTATTGATAACAACATCAGCTTGACTTTTTTCGTTACACATATCAGCAGTCACAGCATTAAATCGACCTTGCATCTCTTCTTTTTTATTCATAGTTGCTGCGATAGATTCGCAGGAAGGATCAATGTCAATACTACGAATAGTAGTAACTGGTATATCGCTTTGAAATAACATACTGGCTAGAACCCCTACCCAGCCGCCGTAGATATCAAAACTGCTTTCGAAATGTACATAATTTTTAAGATGATCTATCAACCACTCTTTGCTGTTCATCTGACCTTGCCAAAACGCATCAAGGGTTCTTTTTGGATCCGAACTTTCTCTTATAGCACACATCCAATAGTGTAAATGTTCTGTATCAATTTTCATATATAGGTATAATTTTTTTTGGAGCTTCTTTCCATTTTGTTAACACAGCTTCTCCGGCACAAGAACATATATTCCTTTCACAGATTACTGGCTGTAATACGGGATTAAATTTCTCTGGAAGATCCGGATCATTGATGTTAAAGTAATTGTCAATACCATAGAGTTTAGCTTTACAGGTTCCTGTAATCTCTCCTTTTCTATTAATAGAAATCCAATTAATTCCAATAGTACATTTCCAACCGAGAAATTTATTTAATTTTCTTAAAATAAAATATTGATCAGTTCTTGTTTTTTCTTTTGTACCGTCGTTGAAAATTGCTGTGTATGTGGGCAACATAGCGAACTCGATAAGATATTTTATAATATGCTTCAACGAGGGCAATCGTTTACGAGTAGTTTTTAAATATTTTAATTGTTCTTCATCATAATCTACAACACCATCGATGTTTATTGGCTTAGCCATTACCGTAAACTTCTTCTTCGTTGAAGTAAGTTTATCGATCATTGACCGACATTTGTCCCAAGCATCACGATCCATTAATACCGTTGTGATTACCAAAACATTTTTATCTAATAAAATTTCAGCTACTTGTTGAACATGGTCCAAGTCTACTCTTTCGTGATGAACACTTATACTAACCATACTAAAATAGTGACCATATTCTTTCCACCATCTAACAGTCCTAGAACCGTTAGTTTGTACAGTGATATTGAGTTTTTTCTTTTTTCTATCAAACTTGGTATTCTCGCAGAGATACTGTGTTAGTTCTCCTAGATGCTTCCACAATGTAGGTTCGCCACCTAGATAATTTAATTGAATGCTATCTATACCGTTTTCAAAATAAAACTCTATTATCCTAGATAAATTTTTCTTCGCTATATCTAGTTCCGGCCAAGGAGAATCTCCATCATTACATCCCGGAAAACAATACCAACATTTGTAATTACAAATATTGCTGAGCTCGTACTGAATCTTTAAAGTCTTTGATCCGCTGTTTTTTATTTCTATCAGCTGTTTCATAGCAAATGACCCAATTCTGGAAAAATTCTTTTAGCGTCTGTATTACGAATCGAGTCTAAATTTTTAACATATTCTTTAAAGTCTGGAACTAGATGGCTATGATCTTCTGCTTCTACAAACTTTAGAATACTTTCCCAACGATTCCATCCATTGGGATTATGTTTCCAGAAGTCATCATCCTGGCGATAGTTATCCCATAACCATTGTTTAAATTCTATAAAATCTTTTCGTAACTGTTCTTTATCGGCTTTAGGGAGAATACGTGCAGAGAGAAAAGTGGGAATATATAACATATGCATATTCAGTATTCCACCTCCTGCTTCAATATCAAACACTTCGAATAAATTTATCTTCTTAAATTTTTTCAATATCTTCCATTTAGCAAAATCTATAATATGTTTGATGTTGAATATTTGAACTGCACAGGCAATACCTACTTTGATATTATCTGGGGTATTATCTAATTTTATTAGAGCAGATTCAGTTTCCTGCCAACTCACCGGATATCTAATATAATGATTTCGATCTTCGAGAGCATCTATGCTAAATGCGAATCTAACTTCTTTGAATTTTGACCAAATGTCAATAATATTATCATCTACTAATACACCGTTTGAATTGTATCGAACCGTGATGTTGTCGGCATATCCTCGACGAATGATCTCTTCTAAAAAATTCTTGTGTTCTTTAATCATCAAAGGTTCACCGCCTGCAAAATACAGTTGGCGAATGTTAGGAATTTGATCGAATATTTCTTCCCATAGTTCTGGTTTTTCGTACCAATAATTGTCAAACGAGTTCTTATCCCAGGACATCTGGTGCAAAACAATTTTACTCTCTGTAGATTTTATCAATTGATCGTGATCTTGTACCCATCTACTACTGTCG